ACTCGGCGTCACCCCAAGGCCGAGGTTGCCGGAGGAGTCGAGGCGCATACGCTCGGATGTACCAACAGTAAAATTTATGTAGGCCGCAGCGTTTGTTTCGTTGTTGGCAATGTTTACTTGACCATTTTTATACTTTTGAAGTGTAAAAGTTGAAGTGCTTGAGCCAGCAACATCAGCAGTTATTATCTGAAATCCCGCATTTGCACTAGAAGTCCCCCATTGGTTATCAACATTTATAAGAGTAGAACCATTTACGGCTTTTACAACATCTAACATGTAAGAAGGCGAAGCCCCAATCCCAAGTCTGCCAGAGGAGTCAAAAACAAGGCCGCCACCGCTTGTCGCCACCTTGGAGCCGTTGAGGTACAGGACTCCGTTGGCTGTACCGCCATTTAAGGTGACGTTCCCATCGGCCACAACCGTGCCTGTAAAATAACTTGCTCCAGCCCGTAAAGCATAAGCATTAGTTATAGTGGCGTTAGTTCCTTGTACCGGCGTAGCGATATCAACGTTTACCGCTGTGGTTAGTGTTGATGCACCTACAAAACTATATGTAGGGGCCGCAAAAACGCGCTCTCTTTGAAGCGTTAATGCCCCAGTCGACCATTGACGTGTGGCCGCCGTATAGTTTGCACCTATAACTTCAGTGCTAGCAGTCTGCCCAGTATCCGCAGGTGTCGTTACCGTAAAGTAAGACGCCGCTCCTGATGTCCTTGCGGCAGGTGTAAAGGTATTGATACCCGTAAATGTTTGCGTGGTTCCAAGACCTGCAACGGTTGTAGAAGCCGCCGGGAATGTCATCGTGGTTGAGTCGGTACCACTCAACGTGAGTGTGTTATTAGCCGTCAACGTCTTGCCGTTAGCAATCGTCAACGTGCCCGTTGATGTTGTGATTGTCAGACCGTTGTACTTACCGCCTGTGATGTCCCCTGTAGTATCGGCAATCGTTACTGCGGAGTTTTGTATGATTTTCCCAGAGGTGCCGTCAAACCTGGCAATAGCATTGTCCGTGGCGCTTGCTGGACCCACCACATCTCCGCCACCTAGCGGAACATCCCAAACATAAGTCGTTCCATTCCACTTAAGGAAGGATCCAGATGTTGTAGGGGCTGTGACAAACGTTGTTGCACCAACGCCGCTTTGATACGGAATCTGAGACGCCGTTCCACCAGCTATATTGGTTGCCGTCGTTGCGCTTGTGGCGCTTGTTGCCGTCGTTGCGGTTGTTGCAGATGCGGCACTACCTGTAATATTAATATTCCAGTTGCCTGTTGCACCACCCCCTGTTGTTGATGGTGCGCCAATCGTGTTATAGCTGATTGTTACGGCAGAACTGCCATCAAATGTAGTACCTGATGAGGCTCCGCCGCCTGTGTTGTTAAACGTAACCGGGTTCGTTGTTGTACCGCCCCCGCCACCTGAAACCGTATCCCATCCCAATGCAGATCCATTCCATTTAAGGAATGTATTGCTTGTTGTTGGAGCGGCTATAAACGCTGTTGTATCAGATCCTGTCTGATAAGCAATTCGATTGGCCGCACCGCCTGCCAAGTTCGTTGATGTCGTTGCAGACGCCGCACTGCCAGTGACAGAAATACTCCAAGTTCCAGAAGCACCTGATCCCGTGGTCGGTACAAATGCGCCGCCAGAACCAACATTAATAGCTAGAGCCGTTGCTACACCGGTACCCAGCCCTGTAATACTGCCAAGCGGCAGATTGGTAGCGTTAGTCAGATTTATAGTACTTGGCGTACCCAGAGCTGGCGTTACAAGCGTCGGTGATGTAGCACGAACAACACTGCCCGTACCTGTACTTGATACCCACTCAGGCGCTGTACCACCAGAATTAACTTGTAATACCTGAGCAGCACTACCTATACCAAGAAATGTTGTGGTGCTTGCACCGGATTGATAAGGAACCGATCCAGCCGCTCCGCCTTGGATATTGGTCGCTGTGCCAATAACAACAGATGCAGGGGCGGACCACTGAGGCGCACTACCACTCGATGTCAATACATAATTGGTTGTGCCAATACCAAGCTTGGTCATGGCCGTGCCAGTGGCGTAATACACCATGTCACCGGCGGTATAAGTCGTTTGGCCCGTGCCACCCTGATCCGTACCGACCGATCCCGAGGACACAAGCGCTTTTGATGCGTCGGTAAATACCAGCTTATCTGCTGTTAGCGCTGAAATAATAGGCGACGATGAAAACGTCTGTACACCAGTAAATGTCTGAGCGGCATCCGTACGTGCTACAGAAGCACTCGTGCCTGGGAACGTCATGGTTGTACCATCCGTCCCAGCTAATGTAATCGTATTACTTGCCGTGAGCGTTTTCCCGTTGGCAACAGTCAACGTACCCGTGGTCGTACTTATCGTTAATCCGTTGTACTTACCACCAGTAATATCACCCGTCGTATCTGCAATTGTGACCGCAGAATTCTGTAAGATCTTCCCCGTGGTGCCATCAAACCTTGCCACCGCATTGTCTGTGGCCACCGACGGCCCTGCAATAGAGGCAATCTCATAATCACTGCCATTCCAAAATACAAACACCTCTTCGCCGGCAGGTATGGTTACCCCTGTGGTCGATGCCCCTTTGATAACAACTGAGCCATCGGAGCTGTTCTTAATAAGATATATCTTGCTAGTACCCGGGGCAATAACGTTCCTCGTAACCCCGGGCGTACCAGTGACCAACAAAATGGCATAACGCGACTGGTTAGATGCAGACCCATCACCATTGGTGAGCGTTACATTGCCTGATGTGACATCAATCGTGGCCGCGCCGGCAATCGCTATTTCGACCGGCGAAGTAAGCGACTCATTGACTACCGTGCCCCATGCTCCGTCTTCACTGCCGTTAACGGGTTGGGCTAGCTTCAAAAGCGATGTGTAATTTACAGTCATGATGTACTCACTTGCGTCCAAGTCGTGGTAACACCAGGGCTAATCGTTGTCCAACCAGCCGTCTGTGTTGTTGAGATCTGAGTCCACATATCAGGCAATCCTTAAGACTGCGTTAGTTGCATTAGCCGGGGGGAAGGTAATGACTAGATTAGAAGCTGTCTTACTAATGTTTGTACCAAAATTAAGCACACAAACAGACCTATTTCCATTGGTGCTGTTGTAAATTAAAGCGCCATTGGTTGTTAACGTGACGTTAGTGAAGGTTGCGTCGTCAAAGGTCCAGTAAGAAGTAGTTCCTTGAAAGGTCGGGGTAATGTTTGTGAGCGTAATGCCTCCAGCCGAATAATTGGTTCCACTGGAGGACACCTCCCCGGATGACGTGTACGTAGTGGTTGAGGCACCGAGATCCGCATTGGCGGTGTATAAGGCCAGTTTAAAGACATCACCCGTCCCCGCGGTAAAGTTGTGAAGCGCTTGAACTACCTCTACCTTGAAGGATGTGGTTAATGTTTGAATGATTGCCATTACACCACCTTATCCCTCACCTGGCCGGATCGATATGCATCCTCTCTTTCCAACCCGTCGCCAAGTCGTTTGGCAAGTATGAGCGCTTCTTTGTACTTTGAGTTAATCAAATTAACCATGTCAGGCTCACCCTTCAAGAAAGTATAAGCCTCAATTAAGCATCCATACAATAAAACAGAATCAAAGTTATCGCCTAGCCATGTTGTATTTGAATCTGTATCCGTTGCAGCTATCGAGGTTGGGTAATAAAAATAGTGCAACTCTACGCCATAAGCATAATTTGGCGTGGGCCCAAGCATAAACACAAGCTCTTTTGTATTGGTCGGATAGTCCGTGCCAAACAAGGCGTAACAATAAGGCCTTCCTGTATTCCCAGTGCCCGTTGGTATAGGGAATGACTCTCTAATAAAGTTCACATCTTTGTTGAGAAGGTAATGGTAAGAGCCATCTGTATCAATAACCGCCAACGAGTAGGGCGCCAAAAAATCATCTGGGGCTTGCAGATATTTATTGTCTAACGTACAGACGCCCGTCACGTTTTTCCTAAGTGACGGAAACTGAATGGTATTAAATATCCGCTGCTCTGCCTGCTTCGCAAACGTTTGCAGCGTTGCTGTCTCAAACGTCGTTTCGCAATAATCTTGTATTGCGGTTTTGAGATCCCCCCAGTTCATAGCAACTCCTTATGCCATTGGCCCTCGGCATATTACGCCCTTAGTCGCCGCGCCGGCACCACGCATTTTAATCCCTGTGGTTTTTACTTGGCTGTTGGGATTCATCGCAACACCAGCAGTTGGTTGCCAATCTTTAACCATGTTGTAAGGCATTTGCTTACCAGGCTGTGGAGAGGCAACAACTTTGGCACCATCCATCGTATGAGGCTCTGCGTAAACAGCGGCCGAACCAACTTCCTTGCCACCCATTTTCATGGAATACTTGGCCATCATTTACCCCTTTGGTTGGTTACCCGAGCCATGTTGCGACCTTCACGGCGCATCATTTCAGAAGTCGGTCCGCCCTTTCTCATCTTCTTAACATCCGAATCAGGGTGGGCTCCTTTACCTTTGGCCATGTGCTTTTTGAGTGCTTCCATCGTTTTCATGTCTGCTCCTATGAGGCTGTGACACTGTTTAAAAGGGCTTGACCAACTAAATGATTGGGGGTCAAGTTGTAGTCGTAAGATCTTGAACCACCTACCGGATTGAAACCCCATTCAATAATGCGGCTCCCTTCAAGTGGGACCCCCGTATAAAGCGGATTTGTCCCTACGGTATTGTTGGTCTGCATCCCGTTGTAGCCTGACTGGTAATACGAGTTGGAATCGGGACGTGGATTCCTAACGGCCTGAGGATCGTCCACGGGCCACATTCCTAACTGTAGCTGCGGCTGATCTTCCTCCCAGCATTCCACACATGCAAGTATGTTAACATTCTTGGTTTTTATTACAAGCTGCTTTAGCTGTTTTAGTTTATACCGAAAGTTACACCTATCGCACTGCGCGATCGCAAACTTACCGGATGCAAATTGATTAGGCATGTTAGAAGTTCACGCCCAAAAATGATTGCCTTGGTACAAACCTAATAGGCGCTTTTTCCCGATCCTCGGTTGATGCAAGCTCCCAAGCCTGATCATATTGGGCCTTCAGAAATTGCATGCGCTCTAGGCCGCCCTCTACCTTCATGGAAAGCTTATATGCAAGACCTGCTACCAATGCCTCTTGGAAACGGAATGGTATGTCTTCCACATTAACACCGTTACCTGCATCTTGCATCCTTCTCAGGCGCCAGTACACAAGGGTGTAATACGGGTTGCTAATAGATCCTTGATCCGGTGCAGGCCATACCGTCACGTTTGGAAACTTGGTATTGCTTACCTGATCGCCTGATGTATGACTTGCAGCCGTCGTATTGTTTTGTCCACGCACCACGTTATTAAGCGTTGCATAGGCCGAAACACCCGTCGCCACATTTTCGGCTTGGGTGCTAGTACCGTAGTAATAAACCGTCTCCGCTCCAATGTTTGCATATCCTGCATATGGAACACCTGAGAGGGATGACATGGGGATGGTCGTGACTGATGCATTGATATTAGCCGCCAAGGTGCCTGTGAATGTGTATGTCTGGCCACCCTGCCTATCAATATAAATTTGAATCGGCCTGCCAGTTGCTAGCTTGTTAGGTATCGTCGAGTACGTACTTACCGAGATTCGGCTGATGTTGATATCCGTCTGATTCTGATCCACACCTGTACGAATAATCGTCTCAACAAGATCAACTGTATTGATGGGCAAAGGATAGGTAATTTGATTTGTATAAAGCGGGATTGCGCCTTGTTCAATAGTCCAGAGATTAATCCCCTGGTTAGCCCACTCAGTAACTAATAGGTTCAGGCTGCGTCGAGCTGTACGCAAATCATAGCCGGAGCGCAACTCTCTGCCGCATCGCTCGAATGCCTCTTCAACAAGCTCATTTAAGTTTGGGTTAAAACTTGTTGTTCCTGTGGTGCTCATGTTTAGCCTCTAATTCTCGGAGATCCATTGCCACATCGGCAACGCCGTGCCAGTCTTGAAGCGCAACCATAACTTGTAAATACTCCATCAGTATTTCTTTTTGCACCTCAAACTTAGTGTAATCCTTCACTTTCCTATCTTCCTAAAAGGGGCCACCTTTTTTGCAATTGCTTTTGGTTGAGCAACAAATTGCTTTCCTTTGGCTTTTCCTGCGCGTTTTGCTCTTGTTGTTGCTGCATATTCTGCTGGTGAAAGAGATTTGATCGCCGCCTCTGGCAGATAACGTTCGCCAGTATCTGATGACCTTTTACCACTTCGTGTTCGCCACTTTTGGTCTCCCCAGGCTTTCAAAGATTGCTGCGGAGCTTTAATCACCATCCCCGTAACTCCCAAAGGCTTCAAGATATTCTACGGCGTTTCGTAAAATATTTGGGCTATCTTTAAACATACCTAGCGCTCGATTGCATTGTTTACACAATACACCGCGAAACTCTCCGGTGTCATGGTTATGATCAATAGCACTATCTATTAGAGCTACCTCCTTCTTGCATATTGCGCAACACTCTTCTTGGCGTTCGTAACGGTCAATCAATTGTTCTGGCGTTATGCCTCGACGCGCACATCGTTTTGCAAGCGTCCAGCTATCTTTATTGCGATACTCTTGAACACGATCTGAGTTTTTTTCTGTCCAAGTTCGGTGAGCTTCATATAAGCACTTGTTGCATACACTTTTCAAAAGGTGCGCATTTGATCCGCCGCGACTTCTAAACAATTCGACCGGCTTCATGGTAAAACACTTTGTGCATAGTTTTGCATTGCCATTAGCTAGCAAATTCATTTCGCGCTTCTTTGCCTCTGCGGCTCGCCGTTTTTCATTTGTAGCGTATGGCATTTTAGTCCCTATAGCCGCCTCCGGCAGCTTTATATCGTTTGGCTAACAATTGACTTTTTCTCGCGGACCATTTTCCTGCCCCTGTGCCTTGAACCGCCGCGCTTTTAATCTGGTTAAACAAGTTCTTACGCATGGTTGGCTTGGTGTAATTACCTGCTTCATTGACCTTAGACACCTTACCACCTTCTTTGTATTGCATGAAGTCCGTGTTGTCACGTCGGGAACGTAAAGATCCCTTCGGCATTTTGGAAGGGTTGATTGCTCCCATACCTCGGCTGCGTAACATAATTTTCTCCCAAGAGGGCCGCTAAACCTAGTGGCATATAAGGCGTCAGTGGCCTCAGATAATTTGGATAAGGTATTCCATAGTAATCACCTAGCTCTGGTGGCAAAACATCTGGATACGTTATTTTGTCACCCGTCGGTGCCGGTGTCACTAGGGGTGGTGTAATTATCGGTGGCGTAATCGGCGGTGGAATAATAACCGGCGGAGGAATAATCACAGGTGGTGGCGTAACCGGTGCCGGCGTTACTACCGGGGGCGGCGTTACTACCGGGGCCGGGGTAACTGTTGGCGGTGTTACCGTAGGCGGTGTAACAGGCGCTGGCGTGACTACCGGTGGTGGCGTAATCACCGGCGGAGGAGTAACTACTGGTGGAGTTGTAGGTCCTGTTATAGGAGTTTCTGAACCAGGAGGTGTCGTTACCACTTCTGTTCCTGGGCCGGTAACTATTCCAGTGCCAGGTCCTGTTCCAGGAACGGCTCCAGGGCCAGTGCCAGGTCCAGTGCCAGGTCCAGTGCCAGGTCCAGTGCCGGGGCCCGTTCCGGGGCCAGTGCCAGGTCCAGTAGTAGGTCCAGTTGCTGGTCCTGTAGTCGGACCTGTGGACGGTATGGTCGTAGGGCCGGCAGTGGGACCAGTGGTTGGACCCGTTGAAGGCACGGAAGTTGGGCCTGTAGCGGGACCGGTAGTCGGCACTGTAGGCACTAACGAGATTGGGCCAGTCGTTGCAGGCGTCATCGTTTCGGTTGCTGGTCCAGGAATACCCGTGGCCGGCGGCGTAGTGGTTTCCACAAGCTTTTTGACTGGTACACCAATCTCATCAGTGATATCAAGCGGATCTATGGCGCCTCTTACACCATACACGAGTAACTGGGCCGGACCCGTTTGGATAATAGCTTCGGCACCCTCTCCATCTGACCATTTAACCGAGCTCAGTACATCGCCAACCGCCGCTACATTCGTACCTTTTGACGGATCTATTGTTGAACCAGGGTATATCAACCCGCCTGCGTCTGACAGATATTTTGTTTGCGTGTTATCAAGCGCACTTAAATTAATTGGGTTTGTTGTTTTTGTTGGGTTTACACCAGAGGCTATTTCGTCAATAAGGCCCTTGTTCTGCTGAACAAAGTTCAAAACTGCTAGCGGATTGCTAGCCATGGCCGTGATGTTATTGCCGCCACTAAACACTGTTTGCGCCAAGAACTTGGCTTGATTTTCTGTTACCACACCATTTGTGGCATCAACAATAGCCTTGGTTACCGTAGGCATGGCTGCGGTAGTAAGAGCTTGCGCTATATTAATTTCGCCTTTTGCAACCAATTGTCCAACGGCGCTTCCGGCCGCACGCGCTACAGCAATCGCTGCCGTCTTGTCCATCGTTCCAAGTAAGTTGTCGTAAACGATGTTTGTGACTTGTTGACCTACAGCAGGTGCAACACCGCCAGCAATAAATCCTTTATTGAAATCACCACCCGTAGCTTCTGCTACAAGCCCGTTATAAATACCTTTCGCCATGGTTGATGCAGTCAGTGAAGCGGCAGGAGCCGACATGCCGGCAGACATGAGCATCCCTGTGAGACCAGTGCCAGCGGTCATTTCCCCGCCTAGAGCGGCTAATTCAACACCACCAACCGCCGTTCCAATAAGCTCAGGAAGTAAATAAGGTGCAGCAACCGCTGCAACGATAGCCACTGGCAGTGCGTACTCTTGCGCCCCATACTTCTCTCGCCATGAGCTAGTTATACCCGCACCACCACCTTGCACCGGACCAAGGAAATAGCCTGTACTTCCAGAGCCCTCGCCTTCTGACCCAAACTCCCACATACCATTATTCTGGGTCGTTGGTACGGCTTGTAACTCTTTTCCGGTCAGTTTGTCGTAGTAAACAATAACGTTGGTTGCTTCTTCACCTTCAACAGCACGGAAATCATTACCATCCTGAACGGTGGTTGTTTTTGGTAGCGATCGAACTTCTTGGCGCGTTCCAACCTGAGACAAATCCTTGATCCCATAATTGGCAAGATAATCCGCCATCTTGGTTGAGTGATGCTCCCAACCCCGGTTCTTGTCCCATGTACCGCTCTTGCTTCCGTTATCCGTAATCGTATTAAGCTGGCCAAGCAATCTCTCTTGCGGTGTTAGTTTCGCATCAGCTTCCTTGGCCGCAACGTAATCATTAATACCTTTAAGTAAATCGGTCCTTGTTTCTTCGGTCCCAATGTAATTAACCAGATCAGACAGATTGATTTTATTGTCTAAAGCAAACTTCAGTATTTCATCGTAACTAAGCTGCTTATCTTCTCCTGAAGCAAGATCCAACCCGGATCTTATCTTCTGATCATCTTGGTACTTTGTTAGCTTGTCTGTAGTTACACCGAGATATTTGGCCAAATCATCCAAGCTCATCTCTTGGCTTGTGGCGTAATTAATAGCCTTATCAAAAGGTATTGCACCAGAACTATCCGCAAGCTTGTTAAGGTCAGTTTGTATGCGCTGGCTTGTTTGGAAGTCATTAATAACCGTTGGCTCTATGCCAAGCAGCTCTGCCAATCTGTTATTTGACAGACTGTTTTCCTGTGCATAAATAAGTGCCTTATCAAGAGGTATCTGGCCTGATGTATTGGCTAACTTATTTAATCCTGTTTGCAGATCCGCCGTCTTCAGAACTTCCGTGGTTCCGCTCTTATCAATACCAGCTAAGTCATACAAGCTATTTTCTGGGTTGATATTTGCACTACGTAAAGCCACGGCAACCGGGCCAAGGTTGGCCCTCAGCATGTCTGTAAATTCTGTCGTTGTCTTGCCAAAGAATTTGGAGAGATTCTGTATCTCTACACCTTCTTTAATGGCTTGCGTTACCGCCGGGATAAAGCCTATCTGTCCCTTGTCATCCGCAATTTTACTAAGTACCTGCCGGTCGTTTTCATAAACCAGCATGTCCAGCGTCAATGATGGCAGCGTACTTTTTAAATCATTGATGACGTTTGTATAGGGCAGCTTGTTTTGATTGGCGTAATTAACAATCTTGCCTACATCAATATTGTATTCACCAGGTTTCCCTGCGATTTCTGTTTTAAACCCAAGAATATCTGTTACTAACTGCTCTGGCGTCTTGGTGCCAACTACATTCGCTAGAACCTTATCCACAATACTGGGATTGATTTTGAGGTCATCGATGGCCATGGCCCTTAATTCATCGACGCCAACACCATTTTGTAAAAGCTTTCCGGCCGCCTCTTGGAGCTGTTTTTGGAATGCTTCAGTCCCCTGCGCCACGGCAAGAGCTTGGGCCTCTTCTACTCTTTTTGCCTCTTCTGCGGCTAGCTTTTGTTGTTCTTCATAATATGCCGCTAGGCGTTCAGCCTCTTGTTTAGCAGCAAGATCTTTTGCAGCCTGTGCTTCAGCCTCTGCTTTTGCAGCGGCTTCGGCGGCAGCCTTTTGCATCTCTAAAAGAGCAGCAGCCTGAGCAGCGGCGGCAGCAGCAGCTTCTTGTTCAAGCCTTATTCTCTTTGCCTCAGCAGCGGCAGCTTGCTCCTGGGCTATCCTTTGAGCTTCTGCAATCCTTCGTTGCTCTTCTTGCGTCTGAGCATAACGCTCTGCCTCAGCAAGTCTTTCTAACTCCCTGATCCTTTCTTCCTCTTCCACTGCCGCAGCAGCAGCCCTTCTTGCAGCTTCTTCAGCAGCAAGTCTTTTCCTTTCCTCTTCGTAATACGCCGCTTCTGCTGCCCGTTCTGCGGCTATGCGCTCAGCCTCTGCAATTTGCTCAGCCGTTGGCCCGGGCGGAGGAGGGGGTGGTGCAGGCGGCGGTGGGGGTGGAGGTGGTGGAGGTGGAGGTGGTGGAGGTGGAGGTGGAGGTGGTGATAAATACTGAGAGTTATAAATACTTAACGCATCACCTAATGTCACACCAGGATATTGTGACACTATGGTATTGGCTATGTGATATGGCAATCCATAGCTAAAGGCAAGCTCTGCAACACTTGTTGCCGCCGGTGGTGGGGGCTCGTAATAAACAGGCGGTTCGTAATAAACCGGTGGTTCATAAACCGGGGGAGGAGGCGGCGGTGGTGGGGGCTCGTATACGGGCGGAGGCGGTGGTGGCGGTTCGTATACGGGCGGGGGTGGTTGGTATACGGGTGGAGGGGGAGGTTCGTATACAGGAGGAGGTGGTGGAGGCGAGTCTTGAAATGCCGATGGTCCTCCCATGGCATCAACAAGCCAGCCCAATCCATTAGCTAGAAGCCACTCTAGCTCCGCCCTTGTTCCCATGGTTCAACCTAACTACGCACAACCGCCCATACGCATTTTGACCATCTTGCCTTTGGTCTTGCCTTTCATAGCTACACCATCTTTAGATGGAGCGGCAGTCTTTACTGCGCCCATCTTGGTCATGCCGCCGGCTTTCATGCCTTTCATCTCGGCCATCTCATGCTTGACCATAGATTTAGGTGCGCCTTTGGCTTTCATAAAGGCAACTTCTTTCTTGACCATTGCTTTGGGCTCTCCGCCCGCTTTGTAACCTTTCATAGCTTTTTGCTCCGATATGCCAATGGCTATGGCTTGTTTGGGGTTCGTTACTTTCTGCCCAGAGGAGGACTTAAGTTTGCCCTCCTTGAACTCTTTCATTACACGTCCAATTTTATCCATCAGATATACTTTCCGCGTGTTTTGCCGCGCTTTGCAATACCATCGCCACGGCTCGATGCCGATCCTACTTTGCCGCCGCGCTTCATGCCCATCTCAATCACATCACTACTGCGGCTAGATCCACCAAGCTGCCTGCGCTTGTTAGCCTGAGTCTCAAGCCTAGCCTTGCCCATATCCTTCTCAAAGGGTAGCCGCCTGCGAGGTGATTCTAACTGCGCCATGGCTTCACGACGCTTCACCAGATCGCTTCCCTTGGTAACTAGCTCGCCCTTGGTAGCAAGCTCTCCGCCCTGTGACGGCTTCGTTGTCATGGCACCAGGCTTCTCTGCCATCTTGGGCGAGTTAGCTCCGTAGTAATAATCAGCACCAGGTTTCTTTGTCGTTGCCTTTGCTGCTTCCTGTGTGATCTTTGGCTCTACACGAGGCTTCGCTGCCTGCGTTGCCGCCTTGCTTCCGGCGCCTGAAAGCATTGTGCGTAAGGCTTTCAAGCCCGGTCCGCCAATAAGTGCCGCCTCTGGGTATACCCCTTCAAGCGGTTTGTCATATGCCTTAAGTCTCTCAATCTCAGCCTTAACATCCACCTTGGGCGGTGGCTTCACCTCTGCTTTGGGCTGCGACTTAACTTCTGCTTTGGGTTTTGCTTCAACTTTTGGCGCCGCGGTTTTCAAAGGCGTACGAGAAAAACCGGCCGTACTAGGCTCAGCAAGATCTGTATCACCTTTTGATTCAATACGAGCGGTTCGTACCGGCGCAGACTCGGCTTTACGTATGTTGCTAAGGTCTATGCCTTGCTGGTCATCCATTTCAGACATGACTTGGCGCAACGGCTTCCTAGGCGTACTGCCAGACATAACAGCTTCACCGCTACTATCCCTAACAATCTCTCCGCTACTATCTCTTAGCGGCTCCCGATCTATATCAGGAATATCACCGCCTTCTTGGAAACGCCTACGCTTCTTCATACTACCCCCTACTTTAGTAGCAAATTCCGCCCATGGGCGGAATTACTTCATCACGACCATTGTTCCTTTGGTCTTGCCACGCTTAGCGCATCCATCAGCGGCTGATACATAACCACCCTTTTTAAACATCCTGCCGAGGTTGGGGCGCTGGTCCATCTTTCGGAGCTTGGCATCCTCTACTTCTTGTTGCATCGCACCACGTTCCTTCTGGGTGGGTACAAGATCGTAATTAGGGTTGTAGTTCGTGTCGCCATGGCGCCCACGGCCTTTACGGGGATCATTTTCCATCATCATTTCCTTTCAGCGAGGGCATCAATTTTTGCTTCCAACCTGCCAATACCTGCGTCAAACCTTTCCATGATTCTTTCAAGGTCTGCACGAACTTCTGCACGAGTGATGTGATCACGGGCAATTTCCTCCCGGGTTCTATTCAGTAGGATCTGGATGCGCTTCTGTTCATCTGAAGCTTGCTTAAGCATGAACATCACCAGACCCACAAAGAATGATGTGATGAGATTCCAAATAAGAGCGCCCGTATCCATTCAACATTTCCATGCGCGTAGACTTTTGTTAATACGGCTATTTGGATCTTTGGCTGTTTTGGCCGACGTAAGTTTCTTTTTCATCCCTTCCATTCTGGCGCAGAATGATTTCTTACGTGAACCGCCCTCGGGTTGAGGAGCCTTAAGACCTGGCTTATCGGGATTGGCTGCGTTATAAGAAGCCCGACCCTTGGCGTTTAAGCCACCGGCCGGGTTTTTACCTTCTTTGCGTTGCCAAGCCGGCGTCTTAGCCATAAAACACCGTGACTTTGGCGTTAGTTAGTGTGGCGTAAGCACTTGTCCTACACCAAACACCATTAGCAGGAATAAGTACAGCAAAGGTTTCACCATTAGCAACCGTGTTAATGATGAACTTACTTGTTCCACTCGACCCACCGTCTTTAATCTCAACACTGCCAGTAGATGAGCCCGGTTCTATAACCAACCCGCGGACACGGGTTGGCGTAGCCGAGACAGCACCAGACGCAGCAAGAGACTTGCCTAGGACGTCTGTGTCCATAAAGCACCTCTATTAGGAATCAGCAAATGGTGTAGCAACCGTGCCTGAGCCAAGTGCAATACCGTTGACCATGTACTTGTTCGCAGCAATCGCAACGATCTGGACCCATGAGCCAGCAACGCCACCGGTCGTCGAACCGTTGAAGTTGATGAAGTCATTGGAAGCACCGGCCGTGTAAGCCACAAGCGCATTGGAAGAATCGGTATCAACGCCAAGGATCGTACCGACAAATTTGTCAGTACCGTTGGTGCCAATTTTCAGCGATGAAGTAGCAATCGTGGTTGGAACCCAGATCGTATAAACAACGCCTTCGTTGTTGGCCGTATTAGGATCATTGCCCGGGCCAGACGAAGATACGTTAGCTGAGGTATTGATTGCTGGAAGCGTAAGAACCACGTTAGCTGCAAGGGTGCCCCCAACAGAAATAATCCGGCCTGCATGGGCCACGGGATTAAGTGTGGTACTGGAAGTGATCTCAACGGTCGTGGACGGGCCCTGCTGATAGATCCCGCCCAGGGAACGGACTGGACCGTCAAAGGTAGAAATAGCCATGTTAACTCCGCGTAGTAGCGCATCCTCATACCGTCTCTACTAAGTCTGCTAGGCCAGTCGGTATGAGTGAAATCCTAGTAGGGTGGTTGTATCAGTTATTGGGGTGGGAGTCAATGAGCTTTGCGCGGATTAATGCAAGATCGTTTTCAGTGGGCTTTGAATCAATGCCGCCATATCTAAAACTATACCCAGCTAAACGCCCTTTTGTTAAATGTTTGCCGGATACCAAAGCCCTACGAAGGGTTGGCATTTTCATTCCGTAGTGGCTCAGCACCGCAGTGAGGCTTGGGAATAAAATGCCATCAGGCATAACAAATACAGTTTTGCTCATCTTTTCTTTTGCCTCTTCGGTATGTTTACGTCCTAGCCAGTGCTTATGGCTACGCCCTGATTCAATATTTTCACGAATCTTTAAGAGCCCTTCTTCTGAAACCTTGCGACCTTCTACTTTTGGCTTGCCCCGCTGCGCCGCACCAATCTTTGCTTTTGTCTCGTCTGATAGCGTTTTACCGTATCGGTAGTGGTTTTCCCCGGCGGTGGGAACCCTGTTTTGTTTAATCTTTAACTTGGTTTCTTCGGTGTGTTTTTTCCCGACACGCGGGTGGTTAAAGTAATCAGCAGCGTAAAACTCTCGTAGGGTTTTAGATATTTGTTCCTTTTGCATAGGCGTGACAGGAACGCCAAATTTAGGATGCTCTGGTCCAATTACCCCGCGCCAAGGCGCAACTGCCGCGTATCCACTGTTATAGCAATGCTCTTTACCTACATGTTGTTGCAACCAATTATCTTCGACTCTCCAAAGCTCTATGTCTTGAGCAACCTCTTCAACAACTACAAACTCAAATTTATCTTCGCCGTATTTGTTCCACGATGCTTGCAGGTGTTTGCAATGGTGCCTGTTACCTCGAAGCAACTTACGGTGTTGCCTGAAGCGAACCTTCTTGTTTGTCGTGCTACCTACATAAAACTTGTTGTTGACCACGTTGATGATTTTATAAATGACTTGCTCCATGTTTCCTCCGTTACAAAGCCATAACCGTAATGTACCGAAAGGAACTAACAATGTCAACAAACAAAGAAAAAGCCACCCGAAGGTGGCTTCCAAACCAAGCTAAGTGCTTGATTTTATTGGTATTAGGCGCCTTGTGAGCCGAAAATACCGAGCGGATCCGAGACTCCAAACGAGTAGCGCTCCCTTGCTTTATATCTTACGTTACCCGTATCAAAGTCACCGTCCATTCCCGTACTCATCGGTGTCCGCACGAAGTGCTTCAGCCCGTTGGGTACATCGGTGGTGAGGAACCAGCCGTTCGTGTCGGTCAAGAAGTGGTTGATCGTGTAGCCTTCTGGGATCGAACCGTTGTTCTTGATGGCGTTGATGTCGTTGTTGTTAGTACCGACGCGGAGTTCGGTTTCCAACAGACGTGTAGCCACGAACTGGAGGTTGGGGGGAACGATGAGCTTGCGTGGGCGAGCTGCGATCAACAGATCACGTTCATCCGTCCATGCTGCGATTTGAATGACTGCGTTTTCCAACGAAGTTTCATTCAGGTCAGCCTGGGTAGAAGGCGTATTGCTGTTGGTTCCACCTGATACAAGAGGATGTGATGTAGAGAACAGGGGCTGGCCGTCACCGTAAGTAACAGTAGATGCCCATCCGTTGTTCAATACGGCTGCTGCTTTCACCTGCTTGGTGTATGCCATGGCGCGTGCAAGTGCCTTGGTATAACGTGAGCTGAGTGAATCGTACAGGTTGTCTTCGATTGCCTCTTCGGTAATCGAAAAGCCCATGGCGATTGTCTCGTGAGTGTAGCGAGCAGTCCAAGCTTCTTGTGCGTTGTCATAAGCAATCGCACTACCTTCGTTCTTGACCGGGGCGGCCGAGAATCCAGACAGCTTGGTTTCCTCTTCAAATGAGCGCTCGGAGGTCTCTGTTTCGTAGATCTCCTTGTGCTCTTCCCCATAGCGAGCATACTCAAGACCGAACAATGCGTTCAGGCCGGGGAGCAGCTCTTTCAGTAGTTGTGCGCGTGAAATAGCCATTTATGTTCCCCTTACAGTCCGGTCGGGTTGTAGTAAGCATGACCACCCAAGAAGGTAGAACCGCTAATGTTCGGCATATTGAACTTAACGATAGCTTCTGGGTAATACGTCGTGCTACTTGAAACGAATGCCGTGTCAGGCACCAAATCAACAATACGCAATGGGAGCGTATCCGTGACCGCGGCAGAACTCAAAAGAATTGCCTGCTGCGAATCACCCGTGGTGGTGTTAAGCGTATTAGCTACAACTGCCACGTTGTTGTTGATGTTGGTGTACTGAAGACCATCGCTCGTCGAAACGACCGTGGTTCCAGTAACAACAGCACACTGGAACAACTGATCAGGATCTTCACAAACGTACGCATAGATGAAGGTGTTTGCCTTGACCGATGTGCCGCTTATCCAAGATTGTGACCATGTGGGCTGACCAGTTACCGATGAAATAAACTGGCAGCCAAGGAATACACCAGCAAACCCAGTGGTTGGGGCCGTGGTTGTTTCCGTGGTTACTGCAATGGTGCCGTCGTTAACAAACTTCACCAGGTCGCCGTATCCAATGCTTGATGCAGAAGATGCAATACGACGCTGGCGAGTTGCTCCGGCGAACACCTGACCACCGATCAAATTGATCGGCTTGAAGCCATAAGGCTTGCTGATAGTCGGGTAAGCCATTTGAGTCACTCCAAATGAGGTTTATCTCTTACCGAATCGGACCTCGGATTGCTTCTCATTAAAGAGCGGCATCCTTGGGTCGTTTTCGCGCATGAAATTTGTATCAACACTCTTCATCCAATCATTTGCTTGCTTTAGGTAATGAGCATTACGCTGGTCTACCATCTCGATGGGAGCGCGACACAACATTAATCCACCAATCTCAATGTTGCCGGTTTGAGGTCCGGTTGCGAGCAGGGCTCGTGCGACTTCAGGATATTCTTCCCATTTGCATGGTTCAAATCCATCTTGGTGACGGCTTGATACATTCCTGGCGTCTTCCTTTCCAAGGATGGACGTTCTGACCCAGCGATGTCTCCAACCATCTCGCGGGAGAGGATCAGGCAATGAGCTGGGCGGCTTCCATTGCTTTGGACGTTCCGTGGTTTCACGGGTCTGTGCTTCTCTGGATTCGCGGCTCATAACTTTCCTTCCATGCGTAGTTTTGCCAATTCCATGGCGTATTTTTCAAGCGGCACTCCAATCCTTCGGGCGGCTGCTGCTTCCGAGGCTGTCAGCTTCAGTTTTTTAGGTGGCGAGCTGCGCGTTGCCGGAGCAACCACCGAGGCAGGACGTCTTGGCTTTTCGTCTGGTTCGTCCTGTTCACCAAACTTCTCAGGAAACTTTTCCTTTATGCGAGAGTTGATCTTCTCGTAATACTCGTCCGTGAGTGCATATTGTTCGCCATATTCCCGGGTAAGCTTTTTATGCAGGCCCATGGCAAAAAACGTCATCTCATCGTCAACACCTGGATCGCCTGATTGCCCGAACCAAGGATTATCTTGTTTCCAGCGTTCTGCTTTCCGGTCTTGGTAAGTGGGTTGATTATAAGCAGGAGTTTGCTCAGATGGCAACTGTGGTGTTTGTTCAGCCGCAGGGGGCTTAAAATTCTTCACCCGATCGGCCTTCATCATCGCTACATTCAAAGCCTTTTGCGCATTTAAAATGCGCTCTGAATCTTGGCTTTCCAGTGCCTCTTTATATAAACGCTCTGCCTCCGTTAATTCTTTCTCAGTGGCAAACTGCATCGTTTTTATTAACGTTGATTCGCCCGTCGTAAGCTTCTCTTTCAGCTTTGCATTCTCATCAGCGATCTGTTTAGCATAGGCAATAGCAGCCTCTCGCTCTCGCTGCGCCTCTTCCTTGGCGCGACGCTCATCGTGATAACCGTGCTTTAAATGCTGAATGCGCTTTTTGACATTCTCTGAATACTGCTTGATTTCATCATCAGGTATCTCTGATGGATCAGACTTTAATGGTGTTGCATTACGGTCTTGCTCGGGCGTGTCATCCACAATTTCTATTTCTGTGGATCCCTCACCCTCTACCTCTACCTCATAATTTTCTGCCATAACAGCTCCTTTATGCGCGACTGTATCCGCGTGGGTCTTGCACAACACCCTCTACGGTGTCGTCGTTTATAAGCCTAAATTCCCGACCATGTATTTTGAATCGCGTACCTGAATACGCTCTAACCAAAATAAAATCACCTTCTTTGCACCAAGGACCCGTGGGGAATTTTGACTGGTCTTTGTAACAGTCCGGCCCTTGTTTTAAAACAAACAAAACTACGGTACTAAACTCCTCTAATTTTGTTAGTGCATCTGGTTTTAAAATACCGTTGGCAAATTTATCCTCCACCTCGGGTAAAGCGCATAACATCCTATAGCCCGTAGGCTCAGGTAGTTGCGTTGCTTCCTGCTGAGTATCCTCAGTAACTTCAGTCATTATCGTCCTTCATACGATTGGCAAGGTCTTCGTTGATGCGTCTTGCAACCATAAGACCTTGAATCTGGCCGCAGACGAATTTGTATTCATCAAAGCTTTTTATGCTCCCTTGCGAGAGTTGTTCTTCTAAATACTTAATCTGTTTATTTATCTCTAGCTCAATAGCTTCATCGTAATTCATCTGCCGATCCTTGATTTGTCATGCTGAATATCCGCCGCCTTATCAATCATCTTGGCCGCAATATTCTGCTCTGCTATTTGATTCATGCTTTGAATCCTTTGCTGCTCTAGCATGACCTTGTCTTGCTGGGCCTTGGCTTTCAACATAATGTCAGCCTGATCCTTTGCCGCTTCCCTTGCTTCACGCTGCTGCTTTAGTTGCAGCTCCGCTTGCTGCATCTGTATCAACGGATCTTGAGCCTGCTGCTGAGCCTGCATCTGCTGGGCTTCAGCCATGTGCTGTTGCAGTAGCTGCTGGGCGCCGCGTGCTGCAAGTCTTGATATTTCCACCTCAAAATCTTCGGGCAATGGCGTATCAGGTGGTGGCAGCGGTACACCTAGTTGCTGCTCAAGCTGTTTACGGTACAAAAATGCCATGTGCTCA